AGGGATTAAGCTTGCGACATATCAAGAAGTGACTCTTCGCGGCATGATGAATAGAAATTTTACGATGTGCGTATGGGGGCGTGGTTGCGGTAAAACTTTTATAGCTTCGGTTTTTTGTTTTCTCCAATGCATATTTAACCCCGGGACCAAGATACTTGTCGCTGGCCCAACGTTTCGTACGGCAAGATTTATATTTAGCAATTTAGAAAAAATGGTAGAGTCAAAGGGGGCAGAACTACTAGCTCAATGTTTCGGTGCAAAAATAAAACGCAATGACCAATTTGAGTGGTCTATCAACGGAGGAACCATAACAGCCATTCCCCTTAACGGAGAAAAGATCCGTGGTTTTCGCGCTAATGTTCTTTTGCTAGACGAGTACCTCTTATTGCCGGAAGACTTAATCAACACGGTTCTTATGCCGTTCTTGGTTGCACCTCAAAACATGAAAGAGCGCATTGAAATTAGAGAAATGGAAGACAAATTAATTGAGTCAGGTCACATGAGCGAAGAAGAAAGAATAGTGTTTGATAATGATTCAAAAATGATTGCCTTGTCCTCGGCATCGTACACGTTTGAAAATTTATACAGAACTTATAAAGATTGGGGAAGTCATATTTACGACAATAAACAAAGCGACTCCTCATATTTTATTTCACAAATGGGGTACGAAGCATTACCCAAGCACATGATTGATCAAACCATCATTGAAGCAGCTCAAGACGGAGGAACTTCTAACGCTTCTTTTCAACGCGAATATTGCGCTATGTTTACGGACGGAAGCGATAGTTACTTCAGCGCTATTAAAATGCACGGATGCACCATCCCAGACGGAGAAGAGCCGACCACTTTAATAAAAGGGCATTCAGATAAAAAATATATAGTAGGTATTGACCCCAACATGAGCGATAGCCCAAGCGCTGACTATTTCGGTATAGCTATAATGGAAATCGACGAAGAAAAAGAAACCTCTGTATTAGTGCATAACTACGCTGGGTTGGGGAATTTAAACAAACACGTGCAATATCTTTATTACATAATAGAGAATTTTAATCCAGTTTTAGTCTCTATTGACAATGCTGGGGCAGACATGTTTCTTGAGGCGGCTAACAATTCCAAGCTTTTCTTGGACAATAGAATTAATTTAAAAACAATTGAATTTGACTCTAACAAGGAAGGGGTAGATTATACTAAACAAGTAAGAGATCTTAAAAGAGCATATAATAAAGAAAATAAACAAATAGCATTTAATCAAGTCTTCTCTAGCGATTGGATAAGGAAAGCTAACGAGCTTTTGCAAGCCAACATTGACTACAAAAAGATATGGTTTGCCTCCAGAACGTCTGCAAATGGCTCAGAATTTGATAAACAAAGCACATATAAGATTAATTTAAAACATGTTAATGAAATAAATTTAGGGATGTTCATAGAAACTCAAGATGATCTAGTATATCAAGTTAAAAGACAATGCGCGCTAGTTGAGGTAAAAACCACAGCGAGGGGAACACAGACATTTGATCTTCCGCAGCATTTGAAGAGGAATACCAGCGCAAATAGAGCAAGAAAAGATAATTATACCGCATTATTGCTTGCGAACTGGGCAACCAAATGTTACTTTGATATGCAAAATTATAAGTTAAATGAAGGAAGCGCGACGTTCGTCCCAAGAATGGTGTAATTGAGATAAACCTTTATATAAAAAAATAATCTAAAATTAAAAAAAATGAGCCAAAATAAAGCAAACAAAAAAAGCGCACCCAAGAAGCCGAAAGAAAGGGCAGAGAAAAAGACTGAAGCGTCTGCCGCGCCCTTGATGACTTCTACGGCTTCTCATGAATCTTTGGCTCAGTCAGTGAACACCAGAACAAGAAGGAACAAGGCCGGGTCAATAGAAAGAACGGATAAATTTAAAAACATAGATGACGGACTTATACCATTTAAAAACAATAGCGGAGGAAAAGGCGGAATTTCTATCAGAGACGCAGTTAAGCTTTGTCAGAAGGCGTACTATAATTTTTCAGTTTTTAGAAACACTATTGACTTGATGACGGAATTTTCCACTAGTGAAATCTTTTTCGAAGGGGGCAGTAAGAAATCTAGAAACTTTTTTGAGTCTCTGTTTAAAAAAATTAATATTTGGGATTTACAAGACAGATTTTTCAGAGAATACTATAGATCAGGAAATGTTTTTTTGTACAGGTTTGATGCAAAATTAAAACCTGCTGATGTAAAGAAAATATCTCAAACTTTCGGAGGAAAATCTTCTAAAGTCGCGATCCCCTACAGATATGTAATTTTAAATCCGGCAGACATATCAATTGCAGGATCCTTAAACTTTACCGATACGCAAAAATACCACAAAGTACTTACAGACTACGAATTGGAAAGAATCAGAAATCCCAAGACCCAAGAGGACAAAGAAATATACGACGCTCTCCCCCCGGAAACGAAAAAAACGATCAAACAATCTCCGACATCGACCTCTATTATGATTGAACTGGACGGCGAAAGATTTTTGGCAGTATTCTATAAGAAACAGGATTACGAACCATACGCTGTTCCTATGGGCTATCCGGTTTTAGAAGATTTAAATCATAAAGCTGAGTTAAAGAAAATGGACATGGCTATTACAAGGACGGTTCAGCAAGCAATCCTTCTTGTGACGATGGGTACCGAGCCGGACAAAGGGGGCATCAACCAAGAAAACTTAATGAAGATGCAGGGGCTTTTTGAAAATCAATCAGTCGGAAGAGTCTTGATTGCTGATTATACTACCAAGGTTAGTTTTATTATTCCTCAGGTTTCAGATATCCTTGATCCCAAAAAATATGAAGTTGTCAATGCAGACATTAATGCTGGACTTAACAACATGCTCACAGGTGTAGGCGCGGCTGGAGAAAAATTTGCGAACCAACAGGGAAAGGTGGAGGTATTCATAGCTAGACTTCGGCAAGCTAGGCAAACATTTTTAAACGACTTTCTTCTACCCGAAGTAAAAAGAGTATCTAAAATCCTTGGTTTTAAAAACTATCCTACTCCAAAATTTGAAGAAATTTTACTGAGAGACAATACGCAAAAATACAGAGTATACACTAGGATGGCTGAACTTGGACTTCTTACTCCAGCGGAGCTTTTCCAAGCGTTAAATTCCAATAGACTCCCCGACGAGGAGGCTTCAATGGAGTCTCAAAAACAATACTTAAACGACAGAGACGATGGCCTTTACTTTCCCTTGGTTGGAGGTTCACCCACAGAAAACCCAGCCATGGAATCTTGGAAAGCGCCCGAACCCAAACCCTTAGTTGCGCCGAAAGAACAAACTAAAAAAAGCCAAACCACCTCCCCAAACAACGGAAGACCGCCCGGATCAAAAGCCCCTAAAGAAAAGGAGATGGCGGCAAAACAAAAATATAGCTTTGAAGAAGTAAGAGCCAACATTGTTAAGTCTCAAAACTTAGAAAAGGAAGTTGAAAAAGAACTTAGGAAAATGCACAAAAGAACAAGGCTTACAAAAGCGCAAAAAGAAATCGCCCAAACTATCGGGCATATAATTGTCGCTAACGAAGTTCCTAAAGACTGGGAAAAATCCGTCAAGAAATACTGCAAGACGCCAGTTGACCAAAACGAAAAACAAGTTAAGGCAGTAGAAGAAATAGCTTTTGAACACCAACTAGACACCTTCATGGCAAGCGTGCTGTACCATAGCAAGACAGAGGAAAAGAATGAGCTTTAAAGACACAGGAAAAAAAAGTGCCGGCCTCGCGATAAGCAAAAACGCTGCTTATTTGGGCGCCAATGATGGGCTACTTATTCCTGCTCCTGCGGCAGACAAGAGCATTATTATATACGGCGTATTATCTTATGGATCGGGCAAGCTGGGGACTGCCGCTGACGGAGGAGGAACACAAATCTGTCTTATAAACGCAGGAAATAACCGCGTACACGCTATAGCGCCCAAAGGTCAAGCCGTGTACACTGACGCTCAAAGTGGAAACATAACGATTACTTATAGTATTGAAAGAGGTTTTCCCGCCGGCATGATAGCTAATATAATTTCAGGAGGAGGAGCGACGACGACTACC